CATCGCAAGTGGCCGGAGGCGGCGGTAGCGCTGCACAAGTATCTGGACATGCCCGAGGCAAACTGGCGCAACGAACGGTCATATGCAGAGCGCCTTCTCGGTCAGTCGTATCAAGCCATGGGCAGCGATGAAGCGGGAAAGCACTACGCAGCGGCCTGTACAGAGGCACCACAGACGCGAGAGCCATGGGTGACCCTAGCGCAGTACCATCACGATTGCGGCCAGTGGGCGGCCTGTCTGGACGCCGTGCAGCGTGCTTTGCAGATAAGCCGGTCAGAGGCCGTATACACCGCAGACCCTAAAGTATGGGGCGCGTGGCCTCACGACCTAGCCGCCGTCGCTTGCTGGCACTTAGGGCGGATGAGCGATGGGCTGACGTACCTAAACACGGCGATGGACTTAGACCCTCAGAATGATAGGCTCAAATCCAACGCCAGCATGTTCGCGCAGGAGGCTTAGATGGCCGGTAGCATCAATTTGACAGAGCCACGCGATGAGCCGCTTGCGCTATCGGACGTGAAAGACTATCTGCGGCTGGACGATCAGGTGGATGACAGCCTTGTTCGCAGCTTAATCATCGCGGCGCGGACGTGGTGCGAGGAGTACACCGGCAGGGCGTTTGTGACTCGTGACGTGCAGATGTTCCTCGATGGTATTAGTGAGGCAGATATACCGCTGTTCGAGGGTACACGCACCGGGCCATACCTCACGCACTATAAAAACTTCATTGAGCTGGACGTATCCCCCGTGCAGTCAGTCACCGTAGTGGACTTGTTCGACGATGCGGACAACCAGTCCGTGTGGGACCCCACCAATTACTTCCTTGATCGCATTCGAGACGTGGCGCGTATTGTGCTGCGCGATGGTGGGGTGTTCCCTACCGACCTACGCCGGGCGAATGGCATTGCCATCACCTACAAGGCGGGATACGGGGACTACCCAACGGACACGCCAGAGGCTATCCGGGTGGCGATGCTCCAGTTCATCACCCACCTCTATGAGCATAGGGGCGATGACGAGGGCAGGGACTTAAACCCGCCCGCGATGATCAAGACCTTGCTTCAGCCGTATCGAATCATGCGCTACGGCGTCAGCCCATTCGGCACTCGGTACGCTGCGGGTATTCGCTGATGGCGGACTTGGCTAGTGTTGGCAAAATGCGCCACCGGCTCAAGATCAAGGAGCCGATCAGGACGGATGACGGCGGCGGCAGCGGCAAGGTGGAGTTCAGGGAAGTGGCTTCCGTGTTCGGCAACATCATGCCCAAGAGCGGTTCAGAGACGTTCTTCGGGATGCAGCTAGAGCAGCGCATCACGCATATCATCACGCTGCGCTACCGCAAGCACCTAGATCACCGCTTCATCCTCGTTTATGAGTATTTTGAGGACGGGGAGAAGTACACCCGCACGTTCAATATCCGTCGCGTGATCAATAACAAGTCTCGCCGCCGCTATCTGGACGTGCAGGTTGAGGAAGGGGTCGCAGTCTGATGGCAGTACGCACGAAGATTCACCGCCGGGGTGGCGATTATCGCAAGCTGGAGGCGGATTACCAGAAGGCAGCGCGGCGCATCACGGAGCAAGCCGGGATGATGGTGCAGGGCACAGCAGTCCAGAGCATTGCCAGCGGCGCTAAAGGGGGCCGGACATACACGTTATACAATCCGCGCCGTGTCCACACCGCATCAGCACCGGGCGAGCCACCAGCGGCAGACACGGGCTATCTACAGAACAACATCATTTGGGAAGTTGACTCCGATGGCCTAAGCGGCGATGTGGTCAGTCGCGCCGAGTACAGCGAGTTTCTGGAGTTTGGAACGCGCAACATGGCGGCCCGCCCATTCCTACAGCCCGCAGCGGAGGAGAACCGGCCTAAGATCAGTCGCATGGCCGAGAAAATCCTCAAGCGAGTCCGATAATGGCGTTTCACGGATGGGAATTACAGCAAGCGATCTACACCACCCTAGAGGCTGCGGGCATTGTTGATGAGGAAGGCGCGGCAATCCGAGGCATTTATGATGATGTGCCAGAGGATAGCGCGTATCCTTACATTGTGATTGGTGAGGAGACAGCCAATAACATATCCGCCAAAACGGTGGATGCACACGAACATACACTGACTCTCCACGTCTGGTCACAGTACCGGGGGCGGAAAGATATCAAAGTCATAATGGCGCAAATCTATGATGCGCTTCATGATAATGATATAAGTGTTTCTGGGGCCTCGATGGTGAATCTTAAACAGGAGTTTGAGAGGACACTGATGGAAGGGGACGGTATAACGCGGCATGGTGTCATTAGGTTCCGTGCCGTTGTCTTTGATAATTGAAGGAGACGAAGATGGCGGCGCAAAAAGGTTCGGCCCTACTTCTCAAAATTGATGACGGCGGTGGTTCATTCGAGACGGTGGGTGGGCTTCGCTCAACCTCCATCAGCTTCAATGATGAGGCCGTTGACGTAACGACTAAAGACTCGGCTAACTTCCGGCAGCTACTCGCCAACGGCGGTACGCAGACCGTGAGCATTAGCGGCTCAGGCGTTTTCACAGACGCAGCGAGTGAGACGACACTCAAAACCGCGTTCGGTGCATCGAGCTTTTCAAACTATCAGGTGATTGTGCCCGAGTTTGGCACGTTTGAGGGCGCGTTTATGATCGCCACCCTTGAGTATGCCGGTGAGTACAACGGCGAGGTCACTTACAGCGTCACGCTGGAGTCCTCGGGTGAGATTGCATTCACGGCAGCCACCTAGAGGTAGCAGCTTATGGCGTGGCAGGAAGTGATGATTACGGTGGACGGCGTCGAGTGGCCAGCGAAGAAGCAAACGACTTCTAGCGGCCATACATTCGCCGTTCGCCCAAAAGTGGGCCTAACCCCCGGCGCAGCGTTTTACGTCGCTGACAAGGGCTATGAGGCTGTTTCAGTAGTGGACTTCGCCCAACGGGGCGAGATACTTCATGTAGATGCAAAGGAGTCCAGCGATGGCGAATCCGAATCGAGGCGAGGTCGAGGTAGACCTCGGCGATCAGACGTACAAGACGAGACTGAATCTGGACGGGATTGTTCGGATTGAAAATGATCTGAACATGAGCATTGTTCAGGCCGCGCAACGCCTCTCAGAAGGGGCAATGCCGGTGAATCAGATTGTGGTGATCATCCACCGCGCCCTCAAAGGTGGCGGGAATAAGGTGGAGCAAAAGGATGTGCAGAAGATCATCTGGGATGCTGGACTGGCAGACGCCATGAAGGTCGTAGGTCTGATACTCACTTCAGTCCTTGGCGTGGACGCGGAGGATGATGATGAGGGAAAAGACCTCGGGACGGGGAGCGAGTAGAGGCGCTTCCGTGGCGTAGGTTCATGGAGATCGGACTTGGGGTGTTGGCCCTCTCGCCCGATGCCTTTTGGGACATGAGCCTTACAGAGTTCTACGCAGCTTGTGACGGGTTGCAGGAGTTCCATAGCGACGGGAAGCCTAAGCCAATGACTCGCAATGAGTTAAATGACTTAATGGAGCAGTACCCCGACTAATGGCAACACCAGTAGATACACTACTCGTCCGTATTGAGGCTGACATGGCGGGTCTGCGCCGTGACCTTGATCGGGTTAATAAGCAGACCAAGAAGGTAGGCAGTTCCTTCAGTGGGCTTGGTAAGATCATTGCCGGGGCGCTTACCGTTGCCTCCGGCATCAAGATCATCAACACCATCCGCCAGTTTGAGGACTTACAGGCGACGCTTGTATCCGTTACGGGCAGTGCGGATTTGGCCGCAACGTCTTTTGACTTAATCCGTAAGTTCACCGCGCAGACCACCTTTCAGCTTGAGCAGACCACCGGCGCTTTCATCACGCTGGCGAATGCGGGCATAGCGCCCACCTCAGACGTTTTGAAAGACGTTGGCAACCTCGCCGCCGCCATGGGGCAGGATATACGGACTGTGGCGCGAGCGATCTTTAACGCCACGACCGGCGAGACGGAAATGCTGAAGCAGCTCGGCATCGTTGCTCGGGTTGAGGGCGAGAATCTAGCAGTCACCTACAAGGGCGTCACGGAAACGATTGACCGAAGTTCTGAATCAATCGTCAATTACATAAGGACGCTCAGTCAAGAAAACTTCCCCGATGCGATTGAAGCCCGAGCCAATACGCTGTCTGGCGCTATATCAAACCTTGGAGACCAGATCAGTGAGTTCTTCATGGCTATTGGCGAGGGTGGTTTCAAG